CGTGACTACGCAACTAATTCAGAAGTTCAAAGAATTACTGACCACATTGACCAACGCTTTAACAAACTTGAAGCAAAAATTGACCAGCTTATTGCGGGGAAATGATGCCGTCAACAAGTAAAAAGCAACACAATTTCATGGAGGCCGTGGCCCACAATGCTGCGTTCGCCAAGAAAGCAGGAGTCCCGCAGTCTGTGGGAAAAGATTTCGCAACCGCCGATAAAGGCAAAAAATTCGCAAAAGGAGGCCTTATGGCTGATAAACGTATGGAACCCGCTGGCATGCAAAAAGTTCGCACCGCTGCCCCTAGCCGTGATGGTCTTGCTGAAAAAGGCAAAACCAAAGGCACAGTAGTTAAGATGGCTGGTAACAGCATCGGTACTGGCCCCGCCATGAAAAAAGGCGGCATGGCTAAGATGAAAAAGAAATAAGGAGTTCCAAATGGAAACCAAAGTCCCAATGATGAAAGAAATGAACTTTCCAGCCCACAAAATGAACCATGAGCATGTCAAACAACATGGCGCTGGTTTTAAACACCACAGCGAAGACTTTATGAAGCACAGTGCTGGTCACCAGTTTGAGCAAGATAAAGCACAAGCCATGTGTGGTGGCGGTATGGCTCACGGCAAAAAGAAATGATGTCGAGCCGTGGTATGGGCGCTGTGCGTCCTTCTAAGATGCCAAAGGCCAAGACGGTTGTCCGCAAAGACAATCCGAATGATGTCGAGGTATACAAGAAGGGTGGCGCGGTTTGGGATAAACCAAACCCTGCTAAAAAACACAAGAAGCTTTCTCCAGAGAAAAAGGCTTCAGCTAAAGCTTCGGCTAAAGCTTCGGCTAAAGCTGCCGGTCGTCCATACCCCAACTTAATCGATAACATGAAGGCGGCTAAGTAATGGCGTACACCACCGGCCTTACAGCTTTTGGACCTGACCTCAGTGAGTTGATTGAGGAGGCTTATGAGCGGGCCGGTTTAGAGATTCGTACTGGTTATGAGTTTCGTACAGCACGACGTTCACTTAATCTATTGACGATTGAGTGGGCAAACAGGGGTATTAATCTCTGGACTATTCAAGAAGGTCAGATCGTTCTAAATACTGGTCAAAACGTTTATCCGATCCCAGCAGACACGATTGATCTTCTTGACCACGTCATTCGCCAAAACAACGGTACTCCTAGCACTCAGAGCGACATCAACATCACTCGTATTTCTGAGTCAACCTATTCAACTATCCCTAACAAACTTGCGAATGGTCGCCCCATTCAAGTATGGGTAAACCGCCAAACGGCCCAAACAAACGCTACAACCGTGACCTTGAACGGCACGATTACTAGCACAGACACCACAATCACAGTCAGCGATGCTGCTGGTTTGACCACAACTGGATTTATAAAGATTGATTCAGAAACTATTAGTTATTGCAACATTAGCGGAAACCAGTTACTGAACTGTAATCGTGGACAAAATAACACCACAGCCGCAGCCCACACAACCGGCGCGTCTATCTTCGTACAGAATTTGCCCTGTATCAATGTCTGGCCTACGCCCAACGCTGGTGGAGGGTACGTATTTGTTTACTGGCGTCTACGCCGTATGCAAGATGCTGGAAACGCTGTAAACGTAGAGGACATCCCATTCCGTTTGATCCCCTGTCTGGTGGCAGGTTTAGCTTTCTACATTGCTTCAAAGCGCCCTGACGTTGCGCCTGAGAGAGTTTTGTTCCTCAAATCTGAGTACGAGCAGCAGTGGTTGTTGGCTTCACAAGAAGATAGAGACAAAGCGGCAGATAGGTTCGTCCCAAGGCAGTTGTTCTACTAAGGTGACCCATGCCTAGTAAATACGCTTCCGGTAAGTATGCGATTGCGGAGTGTGATCGGTGCGGACAAAGATACAAGTTAAGTCAGCTGAAGAAGGAAGTCATCAAGACTAAGCTGTTTCAGATTAAAGTTTGCCAGTCATGCTGGGATCCGGATCAGCCACAGTTATCTCTTGGTCTCTACCCAGTCAATGATCCACAGGCAGTTCGTGAGCCTAGACCTGATACAAGCTATCAAGTTTCTGGTAATCTAGCTGACGGGTACAACGGTGGTGGTAGCAGAATATTTCAGTGGGGGTGGAACCCTGTTGGTGGAGCGAGTTTTTTTGATACAGCGTTGACACCGAATAATTTGAATTTGGTTGTTCAACTTGGTACAGTCACGGTAGCAACAACTTAGGAGTTGAAATGGAAAAAGACGATTTAGCGCAGGATAAAAAGCTGATTAAAAAGGCTTTTGGTATGCACGACAAACAGCTCCATGAGAGCAAAAAAACTAACCTGACCAAACTTAAAAAAGGCGGTATGGTTGGTGGTAAAACCAATGAAGGTATGAAGCAATACGGACGTAACATTGCCAAGATGATGGCTAATGGACGTGGTGCTCCACGTGGAGGCTAATATGGCTAACGAAATGAAACCAACTAAAAAAGATAGCCCAGCTATCCGTCGTGGTGCTAACCGCGACAATTTACCTGCTGAAGATTATGCAAAGCCCCACACCATGTCTGGCGGTGCAGTGGACTATGGCTACAAAGAAGGCACTAACCCCGGCTTTGGTAAAAACCGTAGCAGGCTAGATACTATGGATGTGAGCGTTGGGCAATTCAGTATTTCCGCTGGAGAAGAGCCAATCAGAACTGAAGGTATCACCATTCGCGGTCACGGAGCGGCTACCAAAGGTATCAAGTCTAGAGGTCCGATGGCATGAGCATGACGTACAGCGAGCTGGTAACGGCGATTGAGACGTATACCGAGAACACCTTCCCTGCTACGACGTTGGCAGATGGGACAGTTGTGTCTTCGACTACTCAGATCAATCGTTTTATTGAGCAAGCTGAACAACGCATTTTCAATAACATTCAGTTCCCATCCCTGCGTAAGAACGTATATGGGACTATCAGCTCTAGTAACAAATACCTGTCAGCGCCTGATGACTTCTTATCGGTGTATTCAATTGCTGTTGTGGACTCAGCGGGAGTTTATACCTACTTGTTGAACAAGGATGTGAATTACATCCGTGAGGCTTATCCAGACCCAACGGCTGGTGGGCTACCTAGGTATTACGCTATCTTTGGCCCGACAGTTACGGGTGGAACTATTACAAACGAGTCGTCATTTATTCTTGGCCCAACGCCAGATGCTACATACAACACTGAGTTGCACTATTACTATTATCCCACGTCAATCACGGTAGCGGCAGACGGACATACATGGCTTGGTGACAACTACGATACTGTATTGTTGTACGGATCTTTAATGGAAGCGTACACCTACATGAAAGGCGAGACTGATTTGATCGCACTGTACACACAGCGTTACAAAGAAGCACTCGCAGAAGCCAAGCGTTTGGGCGATGGTCTGGAGCGTCAGGATGCTTACCGTAGTGGTCAATATAGACAGGCGGTGACTTGATGGCTTTTACAGGAAACTACTCATGCAACGTATTCAAGACGGGGCTGATGAACGGGACGTACAACTTCACAAGCGGTACGTTCAAGATAGCTCTATACACAAACGCAGCTACCTTAGACGCAACTACAACGGCTTACACTGCCACTGGAGAAGCGTCGGGGGGAAACTATGCTGCTGGTGGACAAACTTTAACAATTGCCCAGTCCCCAACTGTGGGATCAAGTGGAACAATCGCATACATTTCGTTTAACAACGCCGCATGGACAGGTTCAATCACCGCAAGAGGCGCATTAATTTATTTAAACGGTAGTGGAAACCCAGCAGTATGCGTGCTTGACTTTGGTTCAGATAAAACCAGTACCAGTACATTCACCGTACAATTCCCCGCAGCCACTAACACGTCTGCAATCATCCGCATCTCTTAATAGGAGCAACCATGCAAAAAGAACTTTCTAACTTTGGCGACCACGCTGAAATCACTATGCAAGCAAACGCAGTAATCCCCGAAGGAATGGGCGTTGACGGCTACTATCACGTAGAGTGCCGTGATGCACAGGGTAACCTCAAGTGGAACGAAGAATTCCCTAACTTGGTCGTAGCCGTTGGTAAGCAGTTAATGCTCGATACTTTGCTACGTACTTCCGGTACTTACACAACTGTTGGCCCATTCTTAGGTCTGATTAACAACAGCACCACATTTGCAGCCGCAGATACCATGACTTCTAAGTCTTGGACTGAGTTGACTACCTACACCGTAGGCGGTTCGGCTGTTCGTGGTACTGCTGTGTTTGCAGCTTCTACTTCGTCTGGTTCAACACCATCAAACGTAACAACCTCTACAGCTACAGCGATTACCTACACAATGACAGGTTCTGCTACTGTGTATGGATGTTTCTTGGTAACAGGTTCTGGCGCTGTCAGCACACTCTCTAGCACTGCGGGTACTTTGTACTCTGAAGGCAACTTCGGTACTGCTAAGACTGTTACTTCTGGCGACACTGTATCGGTTACATACTCGACTACTGCAACTTCTTAAAAGGAGTCTTAAATGGCTCTCGTTCTAGCAAACCG